TGCCTACGGGGGTTCAAATCCCTCCCTGCCCACCTTGGAGAGTTGGCCGAGTGGACGATGGCGCAGCACTGGAAATGCTGTAAGGGGGTAACTCCTTCGAGAGTTCGAATCTCTCACTCTCCGCCTTGGGACCGTAGTTCAATCGGTTAGAGCACCGCCCTGTCACGGCGGAAGTTGCGAGTTCGAGCCTCGTCGGTCCCGTTGACAAATTGTTCGATACTATCGTATAATATGTCCAAACCAGGGAGATTAACTCAGCGGTAGAGTGGTTGCCTTACAAGCAATAAGTCACTGGTTCGAATCCAGTATTTCCCATATATAAGTTATGACTGTACCCTTTTTTATTGAAGAACCAATCACCTGGAAGAAGATTCAGGTCCCCTACGATATCGTTCGGTATTGTGATGCTTTCACTCTTGATGCCGATAGAGAAGATCTTCGATATATAGATTGTGTATGGATGCACATGGGTTACTATGGTGTACCTAAACATGTGATGAAAGCAGTACGAGACGAATGGAATCCGCCAGTTGTTCCTGTATTTGAATGATGTCCCATAATCACAACTATGAACCTATGCCTGCCTGGGTTGCCTGGGCAGGTGTAGGATTGATGATGTTCACCGTCATCATCTTTGTTGTATTCACTCTTAGTGTAATGTACTTTGGATAACATGGAGCACTTATTTGTTTTTGGTTTTGCTTTCTTGTTGACTACAGCAATGGAAGCAACCTTTCCCGTTAAGAAACCTAAATGATGAACCACGCTGATCACACAACCTTCGAACACATTATTCATATGTTACTCTGTTGCATTGCTGGTCTAGGTATCGGCACCCTGGCAGTCTGGGGTTACAATAAAATTAAAGAGAACAAGAATCACAACCCGTGATACATACACATAGATATGAAAAACTTAATATGGTATCACTATGCAAAAAGTACGATGCAAAGAATGTAACACCGAACTTGAAGTAACTACAAAATTTTTTTGTTGTGGTTGCCCAAATATGTTAACTGTAACTGATGACAAGGTTTCTGCCAACGACTTGAGTAAAGTTGTGTGGAGTAAATCTAAAAACAATATTAAAAGTGGTGGTTTCCTGACAAATGATGACCTAAAATACCAAGAAGAACGGCGCAAACGCAAAGTTCGAAAACTCAACTTCGAAATCAGATGATCAACCTCCATCAACGTTACAACCACTATCTAAACACTGGCTTAAAACTTAACGATCACGACATCAATGAAAGGATTATAGCCTACGGGTGGAACGATGATGGGAAAGACATTGTTGGGTTCTATGTCTTGACAGAAACAAAAGAATTGACTTATACTAAGGATGGTTCACTTATCAGTATAGAAAACCGTAAAGTGAGTCAAAAAATTTATGCTGCGTAAAGGCATATATAATCCTATAGTTTGCGTTATTAATTTTTAACAATGATCAGGCCTACTTTTCAGACAAGAGTTGTTCCTAAACACCTTTCTTTCCAATACAGAGAGGACGGTGAGTGGGTAACTAAAACTGCAGAAGATCTTTTTGCTGGCAAAAAAGTAATCGTGTTTGCACTCCCAGGTGCGTTCACCCCTACATGTTCTTCCTTCCAACTTCCTGGATTTGAAAAGAACTTTGCTAAACTTAAGAAGGCAGGAAAACTGGATGACATCTATTGCTTGAGTGTTAATGACGCTTTCGTTATGGATGCTTGGTTCAAAGACCAGAAGATTAAAAAAGTTAAACATATTCCCGATGGAAATTTGGATTGGACTCGTTGGGCAGATATGCTTGTAAGTAAAGTCAATCTTGGTTTTGGACTTAGGTCCTGGCGATATGCGGTTATCATTGATGATATGGTAACTTCTCAGTGGTTTATTGAAGATGGAAAAACGGATCGTGCCGAAGACGATCCTTACGAAGCTTCTTCTCCCGAAAATATTCTAGAGTATCTCGAAGCATAAATGAAACACCTCATCACACCGTTGATGAATTTGGTTCATGCACATCCCGCAGCATTTGGTACTGTTGCGGGTATGTCCCTTCTTTTCCCGTTTGCTTTCTTTATCTGGGATAGTGCAAAACACCCAGAAAAATATAAAGAACATTAACGGAATGTAGCTCAGCTTGGTAGAGCACTCGCTTTGGGAGCGAGGGGCCGTAGGTTCGAATCCTATCATTCCGATTTCCTAATCTTTTTCGATGGAAAAAATTACTCTCCAATACTTGGAATCAAATTTCGAAAACATCATGGACAGATGTGAACAGGGACAATCCTTTCACATCATGACGCCTGATGGAAAGGACGTGGTATTGGTGCCTCAAAGTGAGGTTCTTGCACCACTAATCAGTCAAGGCATTGTTCAGCCTTATGAACTGGAACAAAGTGATAACCATTGTGCCGACAGTGATGATGACTGGTCAATGTACAGAGATCACATGGAGGGGTCTTGACTTAAACGACCTCTCACCCTATAATACTTCAGTAAACATTCAAGGAAAATGTCCGTCACAACTAAGTTCAAGAAAGACATCGAAATTCTTCGTCTCGCTGCAAGCGGTGAAATCTATCTTGACGTAAAGAATCCGAAACTTTACAAAAAGGTTGTTCGTTATTATCAAAACGAAGGCATCGAATTCTCTGGTGAACCTTTAGATGATTATGAAATCTTCATGGACTGTCTCGCACAAGATTTTCAAACCACAGAGGTTGCATGAAAATCATTCATGAACGTTTCCCGTATCGTTATGTTGAATGTGGAACCCTAGACAATGGGTTCCCCGACTACCGTATCCAAAAGGCCGATAGTTGGACTAAACGTTATAGAGACATGTATCTTCTAGACAATCAGATGCAACTTCTGACTGCCATGGAAGACTTTGAATATACTAAGTGGCTCGACCCCGATCGAGTTCCTTGTTACATCAAAGAAGAGTCGGTATCCTCTCAAAACTAGCCCTGGTGGAGCCAATGGCAGATTTACATTTACTTTTTCCTACTCCAGTATACGAAAGTACTCTTGATATTCGTCCAAAAGAACTCTATAAGATTATCAGTCTTATGGAAAAACAAGATTGGAGAGAAGATCAAGACCATTTTGGTAAACCAAATGGAGCAGTGACTAAGCCTAAAAATCTTCTTCTCGAAGAGGGTTTTGAAGATCTTAAAAATCTCATTCAAATTGAGATGGAAAAGTATGTGTATGGTATTCTGAACGTAGACAAAGATGCCCATGGGTTAGTATGTATTACTGCTTGGGGCAATAGATATAATAAGGGTGATTGGGCAGCAAAACACTACCATTCAAATGCAATGTTTAGTGGTGTGTTTTATCCCAAGTGCGTTGAGGAGGGTGGTGAGTTTCATGCCACCCGATCTGGACCTAGTTGGTGTACTTATGATTGGGAGATTAACACTACCGATGTTACTCCCCTAAATTCTCTTACTACACCATTCAAACCAACAGATAGAAAAATTCTTCTGTTTCCATCTCATATGCAGCATTATGTTACTCCTGTCCAATCCGACGATGTAAGATACAGTATCGCATTTAACTATATGTTAGATGGTGAGTTTGGTGAGTTCCGTGAAAAGTATGCCAAAAAGTACGGTCATGGAACTAATCATTTGACACTCAAATTCTAGTCTCGGGATGACTTAAAAAGCGCCCTGGTCGGGATGGGTCATCGACCCCTCGGGTTTCTTGCTTCCTAAAAGCAAGTGGTGCGGATGGGGTAACCCCGCCTGGTTTCCAATTTCCAGACAAAGAATTGGTGGCGAGCAAAGGTGACCTTATGGAAGTTAAAATTGGAAAGGAAATGGTTAATTTGGAACCAGATCCTAATTTAAAAGCAAATATAACTGATTTTATCGGCATCTATGATGATGCTGTTCCAGCAGAGTTCTGTCAACGTATGATAGACACTGCTGACAATAGTCATTTTGTGCAAACAAGACAGACTTTTGGTATTCAAGATAGACAACTTGTCCTGGATAGTTTTCATGCCCAGGATGTTGGTGCATTATACCGAAATGCACTAGAACCTTGTCTCAAACATTACATTGCAACTTTCCCATATCTTTCCAGTTTTAATTACGTTAGTAGTGCTGCCCTCCTTCAGATTACCCAACCGAGGGGTGGTGGATATCATATGTTCCATGCAGAAAACATTGACTGGAATGTCAATGACCGAGTTCTTGCATGGATGATATATTTGAATGATGTTGATGCTGGTGAGACGGAGTTTCTTTATCAAGGAATTAGGGTAAGACCTAAGACTGGTAGAGTTGTTCTTTGGCCCGCCAGTTTCACTCATTTGCACAGAGGAAATCCCCCTGCAAATGTTAAATATATTATTACAGGTTGGTGGCAGGGTGTGAATGGTCTTCGAGTTACTGATACTGCAGGATCTCAAGAGCACGTTACAACTGATTATCAGGGATGAGAGTATTAGTTACAGGTCATAAAGGATTCATTGGGTCTCATGTTTATGGGGCCTTAAAAAAGAATCATGAGGTTGTAGGATTGGATTATCCCGATGACATTGGATCTTGGGATAAGTATTCGTGCATATATCAACCTAAGTTTGATATAGTAATTCACCTTGCTGCATTCGCTGCACTCCGAAAAAGTATTTCTAACCCAGATATTTTCTGGGAAAACAATGTAGTAAAGTCTAAACCAATATTTGATTATTGTAGGGACAACAACATTCGCTGCCTATACGCAAGTTCTGCTGGAGTTTATGAGTGGTGGAGAAATCCATACGTCATGACCAAGAAGGTCAATGAACTTCAAGCGCCAAAGAACAGTGTGGGTATGCGATTTTTTAATGTCTGGGCAGAAGAAGATAGTAGACCAGACATGCTTTACCGAATGTTATTAGAAGGAAAGGCAAAGTATCTGACACGTCACGAAAGAGATTGGGTGCATGTTGATGATGTCGTTTCCGCTATTGAAATATTAATCCATTCGGATTATACTGGCACAGTAGATGTGGGTACAGGAGAAACTACTTCTGTTTTGGATCTCGCAAAATTTCTGGGTGTAGAGGGTCTTCCAATCAAAGAAGACACTCCAAATGAGCCTGATATTTTGAAGGCAAACCCAGTTGTACTAAGGGATTTGGGTTGGGTTCCCACGCCATTTATGGACAAACTCCAATCTAAATGTTATACTAAATAAACTGCTACACTTTCCATTCACTTATGACTGAAAGACAGAAAACTGCACTGGTTCTTGGTGCAGGTGGTTTCATTGGAAGCCATATGGTCAAACGACTGAAATCCGAAGGATACTGGGTGCGTGGTGTAGACCTGAAACGTCCTGAGTTTTCTGAGACGGCTGCTGACGAATTCGTTGTCGCTGATCTGAGAGACTACAATACGGTCCAGAGATGCATCCGTTTCACTGGTTATCTTGGTAACTACTATCAGCAAATCGCTGAAAAATTTGCAGAACCCTTTGACGAGATCTATCAGTTCGCTGCTGATATGGGTGGTGCAGGTTTTGTTTTCACTGGTGAAAATGATGCAGATATCATGCATAACTCCGCCTCAATCAACCTCAATGTACTTGATTGTGTGCAGAAGTTTAATGAAAACCACGAGGTAAATAAAACCAAGATTTTCTATTCTGGATCTGCTTGCATGTATCCAGAGCACAATCAACTGGATCCTGACAACCCTGATTGCCGTGAAGAATCCGCATACCCCGCCAACCCAGACTCCGAATACGGATGGGAAAAACTATTCTCTGAGCGACTCTATCTTACATACCATAGGAATTATGGTATCCCTGTTCGTGTTGCCCGCTATCATAATATCTTTGGCCCAGAAGGGACCTGGGAGGGTGGAAGAGAGAAGGCACCAGCTGCAATCTGCCGTAAAGTCGCTTACCTCCCAGAGACAGGTGGATCCATCGAGGTGTGGGGAGATGGCTTACAAACTCGTTCCTTCCTGTTCATTAACGAATGCATTGAAGCGACTCGACGAATGATGGACTCTGAGTTCATTGGTCCTGTCAACATTGGTTCTGAAGAGATGGTTACCATTAACCAACTCGTTGAGACCGCTGCCAAAGTCTCTGGCAAAGTGGTCCAGAAGAACTACAAACTCGATGCTCCTCTTGGAGTTCGTGGACGTAATTCCAATAACGATCTCATCCGCGAAAAACTTGGTTGGGATTATTCCCAATCTCTTGAGGAAGGAATTCGCATTACTTATGAGTGGATTTCCGCTCAAATTCAATCTCGCAAATCTGAAACTGATAAGGAACTTGTAAATGTCTAGTACAGCTATTAGAAAGAAGACTATTAAAATTGATAAAGATGCCGTACGGAAGTTGGATATTTCCGCACTGGAATCTATTTCTCTGAATCGTAACGACTGGCTCTCTGCTGGTCAGAGTGAGTATCGTCTGTATGCCTGGTTGTCCAGCCAGTTTAACAACTCCGTTATTCTGGATGTCGGCACTCGCACTGGCGGTTCTGCCCTTGCACTCTCCTACAATGATTCCAACCAGGTTATTAGTTATGATCTGATGGAACAGGGCGCAAGCCAAATCCAAAAGGAAAACATCACCTTCAAGATTCAAGACTTCCGTGAGGATGACACTCTCGATTGGAAACGTATTTCGATCATCATGATTGACGTTGATCCTCATGATGGTGTTCAGGAAGTCGAGATGATGGAATTTCTGAAAGAAAAGAATTGGAAAGGTATCATGCTTCTGGATGATATTGGTCCTGGTTGGCCTGAGGTTCAGGACATGTGGGATGCAATTGAAGAACCCAAGATTGATGTGACTGAAGTGGGTCACATGAGTGGTACTGGACTTGTAAACTTTGGTTCTAAACACGATATTGATTGGGCATGAAAATTCTAAATCTTGGTTCTAGCGGTCAGATTGGTGCCTATCTTTCGGAGTATCTTCGCAAGAAGGGCCATGTGGTTATTGATTTCGATAAGAATGAAACGCCTAATCATGATTTGACCGTAATCCCAAACAAATATCTTGAGAATGCAATTGAGACTGCAGACTTTGTTTTCTTCCTCGCATTTGATGTTGGTGGTTCTCGTTATCTGAAGAAGTATCAACATACTTTCAAATTCATTGATAACAATGCCAGACTGATGGCACAGACCTTTGGTCTTCTTGAGAAGTACAATAAACCATTCGTCTTTGCATCATCCCAGATGAGTAACATGTCTTACTCTCCTTATGGTGTAATGAAACGAGTGGGTGAACTTTATACCAAGTCTCTTGGTGGTAAGATTGTTCACTTCTGGAATGTCTATGGTATTGAAAAAGACATGGACAAAGCACACGTCA